GCAATTCGTTCTAACGTTTGTGCTAACTACGTTCAGTTCACCTCTCCTGTTGGTCTCTATGGCCTTGGATTGCGCGGACGCTATGTTCGTACTGTTGCTCACTTGTTCCTTGGTTTTGAGAAATGTACTCTTGAATTCACTACTGCTGACGGTAACAAATATGTCTATGAACCCACTGACTATGTTGCCCGAATCTATCGTGAAAAAGATCTTGCCTACATTCTCTTCGCTGAGAAAGACTCAACTGGAAAGCCCCTCCCATTCTTCAAAGATATTGTAAAGTATTTCTGCTCAACCGAAGACCAATTCGGAAGAGACGATCTGCTTGAACGTATTGAACCCAAGAACCTCCTCGTTGCCAACGTTATGGTGCATGATGCTCGCATTTCTGCCCATTATCAAACAAGCAAAGGTGAACGCATCCGCGTTCCCGGCGCTATGTGCCTCCAAATTGGATCAATCGCTGGTGATTGCGGCAAGGTTTATACTTGCTCGCGTCTCCAACGTCCGATTATTGGATGCCATGTTGCTGGTGATAACTGTCAAACTGGTTATGCTGTTCATGAAAATGCTGAATGGATCAATGAAGCTCTCTCTGGTTTTGCGACCGCTGAAGGCGATGAATTGAAAGTTGTGGATGGATGTGATGTTATTACACCCGTTGATATACATTGCTCCTCCCGCATTCTTTCGAAACATTCTATTGTTCACAAAGGTAAAACTGTTCGAATCTCAAATCTGCCCAGAAAGTCCAAGTTCGTCAAGAACCCTAATTGGACCGACTGGAATGATGTTCCTGAAGAACCTGCTCTACTACGCCCCGTTGGTGGAGTCAGTCCTTTTGACCTCGCTGTTCAAAGAATTGGTGAAGCCCCCGTTGCCCCGAAGATTGTCGTTTCTCAGTTGGACCAAGCAGTCGACTTTATTGCCGAGTGTCTTGGAATCACGAAGAAGTGTGAAGTCTTATCAGTTGAACAAGCTGTAAACAAGATGTCCCACTCTTCTCCAATGAGAATTGATACTTCAGATGGTTTCCCTTTCACCTACTACAAAGAAAGACCTGTCATTGTTGATGAAGCTGGCCGGAGACATCCGACCCAAAAATTCAGAGACGAGATCACTGAGTGCCTAAATGGAGGATATGCTAAATATCCCTTCACTATGGCTCTTAAAGATGAACTCGTTCCTCTAAGAAAGATTAAAGCGTTTAAAACACGTCTTTTCTACTCTGGATTTAAAGTTTTCAACACTGTCGGTCGCATTCTTTGCGGTGATTTCCTCAACGAACTCCACAAAAAGCACCCTCTCAGTCCTGTCAAAGTTGGCGTTCCTATTGGAACACACAACGCCCCCATGTTAATTTCAGACCTTCTCATCGAAGAAAACCTAATCCGTTTAATTACCGATGTTGAAGGAATGGACACGAACATGTTCCGCCAATGGTGCGTTCACGCACTGACAAGATTGTTGAGTAAGTACTACTCTTCCGCTATGATGCCCGCTATCATCGAACTCCTCGAGAACACATTTGCCCCCCATGTTGCTTTCGGCGCTGCAATCTACAGA